ACGCTGCTTGCTGGAGATTATCTTTAAATTGATGAACATAATATCTAGTTTTAGCCGTAATTATAGGAGAATACTGATCTGGTAAAACTATAGTATCGCCGTGCGCAGATAAAGCTGTAGGTATTGTATACGCATAAAAATGTACATTGTAGACTTTATCTGGAATAGGACTTAGTCCAAACTTTCTATGATCAGGACTACGAATAACATATTTAGGTTCTCCATAAACTTGTGTATCTGCATCATCTGCGTTTTCTGAGTCTCTTAAATATCTACGCCAATCCGAAAGACTTACAAACTTTAATCCTTTAGAAACATAAGGAGCCGATTCACCAGAAACACTAATAGTAGTAATATAAAAATCATCCCAATCTACAGAAGAATAATCAGTTGTTATACTAGAACTATCAGCTTTTAAGGTATACCATCTTTGTCCTGCTACACTTGCTACAGTTACATTTCCATAAAAAGGATCTGTACCTCCACTAGCTGCTGCTGCAAAAAAAGGTAGTTGAGGCTCTTCGTTCGCTATATCATTCAATGATCTATTAATTGATTCTTTTACAAAGGCTTGTATTCCTATAGCATCAGAAAAATTAGCAGACGTTAATTGAACTTCATTAAGCTCCCTTAGAACCTCATTAGTTAATGTAAGATATGTAGTAGCCATTAATCTGATTCTTTATTATCAGTTATACCTTGATTATCAGTTATACCTTGTTTTTTATCTGAATCACGGTTTTGCTTATCTCCAGAATTTTCGTAATAGCCTTCCATTTCTGTAATATCTTTATAATGTACAACACTACCATAGTTTAATTCAGGCATTGCTTTCTCCTACCTTTTCTTTCTTTTTAAATATTCGGTCATAATTATCTTTATAGTTTTGCTTCATACTTCCCGAATACTGTCTTCCCAAAAGTCCTAAGACTCTGGTACTTTTTTTTCCAGAGCCATTCATTATAATGGGATTCTTTTCACTACCTAACTGTGGCATTTACTCGCTCCTATGCTTAATCAGGGGTTGAGCCAAGATGTAAAAATTCTACTAAGTAAGTAACCGTTGTAGCTGCCGTAGCAAGGTTGTTTGCTAATGGCTTAAGACGCGCATAAAGTGTACGAGCAGCAGCACTATACAAAGTAGAGGCTATAACAATAGCTTCTGAAGTTGCTGGCCCGCCTACTACACCTGCTGTTACTCCTGTACCTACAAAAGCATTAGCGCCATGTCCATGTGAGTCTTGAATAATATACAAAGGTGCGTTTGCTGTCCAAGTTACTGCTGATCCACCATCGTCTAAGATAGCTTTTTCATCAATAATCTGACCACCACCAGCCGCAGTTCCTAAATCAAAATCAACATCATCACCTGAAGCTCCTGCTGTAACAATGTTACCTGCTGGAATGGCAATAAGATTGCGAATGATAGTATCGGCTGGCTGTGTAAATGAAACATCGTAAGTAGCATTAGCAGTAACTGCAATAGTTCCTGTAGTAGCTGAAGTCCACGAATTACATATATTGTCAGCAATATCCTGAACATCTCTTGTTTTGGCTGAGTTACGCCCTGTATCTCTTACATTAAATACTGGGTTTGACATATTTTTTCTCCAAAGAAATTAATTATTAAGTTAAAAGAAAAGGGAGCCTTTGCAGACTCCCTAATCTGATTAGTCGATACCGTAGAACGCGGAAACCAACGCTTCGCCACGAAGTACTTTGGCTCCATAAACATGAAGACCTCGTACAATGTCACCAAACGAATCGGGATCACGCAATACTTCAGTACTTGTAATCGTCTGTGCAGTAGCCGTAGATGAAATATGACCACCAATACATTTGCCAGCAGCATTTGTTGTGTCAGCAATGTTATTAGACTTGTACATATTAAAACCACGAAGTTTGCCAGATGATACTAGACCATTCCTGATCGAACCTTGACCAGCATTATAATCGACTGATAGCAATTTCGATGAAGTAGCAGAAAGAACCTCATAGAAATCAGGAGAGGCTACAAACCATCGTCCTTCCTCTGGAACACTTTGCTCGTCAAGAAGACGGGCCATGTGTCCTAGAACATCTATAGGGTCATGCTCACTTGATCCAAAACCTATATCAAGATTACCTGTGCCATCAAAAGTACCCGCAGCAAGATCAGTTGCGTTGTCTGAACCCAGAATATGATTCGGGCTAGAAGCAGATACACCGCTGAACATTGTTGCTAAAACACCCTCGTCAAAAGCATCTTTAAGAGCATACGCTGCTGAAGATGAGGCAACCTCCCTCCAGTTCACATGGGACATATTACTTTCAATGTCGTCCACCTTGAACTTGAAGGCGTTAGCCGTATCGACAACAAGAGACAACTCTTGGTCGGTTAGCTTCGTCTGAGTTACGTCTGCACCACGCTCGTATTGATATACGGTGATGGTGGGTTCTTTTACAATTTTTACTGAATCTCCGAAGTTGGCAATCTCACCTGAATAATCGGTGTTCGTAATAGCTTCCACTACCGAAGATTTTCTGAAAAAGTTTAAAACCTTTTTAGAATAAACGGCAGGAAGGAAAAACGAATTAGTTTGACCACTTACGGAGTTAGCAAAGTTGGCATCAGTATCTGTACTCGGCTCAAAATACTGGTCACTTTGATTATACGCCATTTTTGATTCCTCCTAAATTATAGACAAATTATTTTACCACTCTGCCTTCTGAAACAGCTTCATTAATTTCTTGTTCAAATTTATCAAACTGATCCATAGACATCGCAGCAATTTCCCGTTCAGTCCATATCTTCTGAGGCTTTGCAGCATCAACCGTAGTAGTCTTTGTAGATACCAGGTCTGCTGCTGAAGATTCAGAAGTAGACTGTTGCTTTTGTGATCTTTTAGATTGTGTTTGAGATGTTACTATTCCTTTTTCAAGTTTATACAGGTCGATTGCTTTGCTGGCTAATTTAGCATCCATAGCATTTTTATAGATCCAATCTTGTATTTGTTCTGGTTGCTCTTTTGCCCAACCGTGAAACTCGTCTGATCCTCTAATATCTTCAAAATCAGGGTGAGCTTGCTTTAAACCAGACTCTGCCTCTCTTCTCATTATATCTTCTTCACGTTGCTGTACTACTGATAACTGAGATTTAAGATCTTTTATTTGGTTTTCGCTTTGCAAATGTGCAACCGTTTCAACTGTTTCATATAAATCAGGATATTCTTCTCTAAACTTTTCAAGCTGTTCTTTTGTTTTAGGAGCTTCGTACTCAGGCTGTGCTGCCCTTTTCTCTGCTACTAATTGTTGCTCTCTTTGTTTAAATTGAGATACCCTATCGTCATAATGCTTTTTTAAATCATCATAGCGTTTTTTATAATTTGTCCTTTTTCGAGGTTTCTTTTCTGATCCCTCTTGAACAGGGGCTTCTTCTTCTGAAGAGGTGGCCTGTTTTGGTGTATTATAAAATAAAGAATCTGCCGTATCCATTGGTTTATCTGGCTTATGCCAAGACTTTTCCATGTTATATGGATTTGCGTTTTCTTCTTCCTGTGGTTGTAACTCCTCTTGTTTTCCAATCATAATCACTCTCCTTTACGGGGCTTGTCGTTTTATAAGGTAGCTATACTAATTGTATAGGGCTTATACTCCAAGGTAGCCAAAAGGTTTAAAATATAATAAGGGGCCTATGTTACTATAGGGTAGCCTTATCTCCTTATCGTAGTGGGCGATCAGAAGCAATCATTTGTTTATTGATTTCTTCTTTAACTCGTGAGTTATTTCGCATTCTTGCTAAAGTGTCCGATAACTTTTCTTCTTCTTCTTCAGCTTGAACTTCTCCACCATGAGCTTTACGCATTAAACCACCGTCATAAGCACGTTCAGCATCATCCATCATTTTTTGGAGATTGTCTGCGCCTAACTGTTCAGTAGCTTTATCCGTAAAGACAAACTCTCCTTCCGACAACCTTGCGGGTATCGAATCGGAGACTCCAGTTCCAGGCCCTTTGACAGGCCCATCACCAGAAAATTCAGAAGCTGTTCCTACAACTTTGTCAAATATTTGACTTAACTGTGGATCATCTTCTAATCTACTCATTAAATATGTTTGCTCTTCATCATCAAGAGACTCGTCAATAACAAATTCTATATAATCTTCTTCCATTTGATCATCATCAACTTGAGAAGCTTCTACTGCTGCTTGATCTTCAACAGGAATATTCGGATAAGTATCTACTGGCATTCTTTCTGTTGGCATCATTAAAGAGCCTTCTGCATACTTGTATTTTGTTTTAGACATTTTTTTTCCACCGTACATTAAACCTTCTCTTTCTTCTTCTTCCTTTTTTTCATCCATTAATCTAAATGCTACGGCTATTGCATTACTATCAAAGCTATCTCTAACTTGTTGAAAACGTTTTTCTATTGTTTCCAGTTGTTCAGGTGTTTCTGCTTTTTCTTGTGATAAAAGATAACCTTCATAAAGGGCTGCATATCTAGCTGCATCTTCACCATACATTTCTTTTTCTTTATCTGTTACTTTTGGTGTGTCTAAAAGGCTACCGTCATTATAATTATTACGCATAGAATATCCTCCACCAGCTTTCTTTTCTTTTTCTTCCATAGATACAGGTGCAACAGCAACTAATAATCCGGTAGCTTCTTTTTTCTTTTTTCGCACTTTATTTATCCTTATAATAGATTATATATTTTTCCCGTCTAAAATAGTCTTGTCTTTCGTTACACCAGAACCAACCATCATAAACATTATTCATTTGCTCGGTCTTTAGCTTCTTTAACTTGTTCCTTCAACTGCTCTAAGCGTTCCAGCAAAACCATCTTCCCCTGGCTGCGGAACACTTCCCGTTCCGATGTTGCCGCCACCAGTACCTGTAACTCCAAGGTTTTGAGGTTGTGCAGGTGTTCCTTCAGGGCTTCCCATGCCTCCTGGTTGTTCACCAGCAGGGATAGCTTCCTCGCCAACTGTTTGTCCAGCATTTTGCATTCCTATAATTTGAGCCATAATAGCAGCTTCTTCTGGATCATTTAAAACTTCATCAGGGTCTAGATCCAAAGTGTACGCAAGCTCACTAATAAGCTTTGATATTTTAACAAAAGGTGCAATAGCAGGGTTTTGTACAGATTGTAAGAAAGTAGTCAGTCTTTGGCTTCTTACTTCTTTCTGCATAAGGCTATTTGTACCTGTAGCCTTAACTTCTAAATCTCCGTTTACACCTAACTTACTCTCAAGAAACTGCATGTTCCATTGAAAATAAGCTTCTCCCAAAGGTCTTAACAAGAAATCATCTAAGTTTTTAACTACAGTCTTTATGTTTAAAGAGGATGCACCTAAAAGCATAGACATTCCTGAAGCTGTCCTTGTCATGCTTTGTACTCCGGTCTGTCCATGTGAATAAGACGGAATACCTGTCTGTTCGTCAGAAAGCTGTCTAAACTTATCGAACATCATCATATTTTCAGTAGAAGTATTAGGAAACTTAACGCCATGTATAGCTTGTCCTGGTACTCCTGCTTGTCTGCGGAAGACTTTACCTGGATAAATTTCCATGCTTTGTCCTCCAACCAATGCAGATTCGTCTACGTCAAATACTAACGAACCTGATAACGCTAGATTATCAATAGCCATTCGTGCATGTCCATTCATAATCTTCTGAGAATCGTCCATATTCTCTGCAACGCCTATTCCAAAGAAACTGTAAGGGTTTCTTTCGTAAGGAAAGGAGTGATAAGGAATACGATAAGGTGTAAATGGATTTACTACGGCCCTTAGTAAAAGACCATTGCAGACCCAAGCATTGATTTGAACCTCGTCTAAATCATCAACATCATCCCCTAGTTCCATTCCTACTTCACGGGCATACTCTGCATCCATAATGCCCCAATACTCTAAAACTTCAAATTGTCCTGATCCATAATCTTGAGATCTATGATCATCTTTTAACTCATGTTCGTAATCTTTTTCAACATAATTAGAACCCATCATTAAACAGTCTCTAATTGCATCTTTATCAAAGTAAGGAAGTTTGCTTAAGGCTCTTACCTGTGATCTATTAAGCTTGTGTCTATGAAAAACGTATTCACACTCTTCAATGTTGGTAGCGTTTGGATCAGGAAAGAAATCCCAAATACTAACAAACTCAATACGCGGAACTCTGACTGATATAGGAGAATAGTTACGTTCTCCTTCTTCTCCTTCTTCCCAACGATTTAATGTTTTGTTGAAATTAAAAGGGCCTTTAACAATACCTGTTCCAAATAGTGCAGATTCAAATAAAGCATTTCTAATTTCACTTGATCCGTTAGACTCTTCAATCTGGTCATGTACAAGTTTTTCCATTCGTCTAGCTGCTTTTGCTGCTGGATCAAGTTCTAATGCTTGTGGTGACGGTGCAAGTCCTTCTTGAAACATTCCTGATTCTTGTGCTTTTTGCTCAATAAACTCTTCTTCAAATTTACCTGAGTTAAAGGTTGCTCCAGCCTTTAATACTTTACCATCTCCTTCATACCCTACATCATAAGGATTCTCTTGAGGAGATTCTTCTTCTTGCATCATTACTTCTGGAGTTGTTTCTATACCAGGAACAGGATTATTAATATCCAAATGAACATGTTCAGAAATTCCTTCAGGTATTTTAGTTTCGCTAATACCTATAGGAAATTTACCTGCTCCAAAAATAACATCAACTAACTGTCCGAATGCTGCTAATACTTTTGTTTTTGTAACTTTTACAAAGACTCTAGATTTTTCAGTTTCTCTAAATTTTAAATGTTTAGGATATAAACCACGATAATTGTGATAGGCCGTAATCCAACGATTTTCATCTAAGTCTCTTGCACTGTCAGCAAGATCAAAACGGCTTTGAAGCAGACCTACAAATTGATTACGAAGATCTTCTTCTAAAACTAAAGCTTGGCCTTCTTCTCCTTCTACGTTCTCTACATATATAGAGTCTGCATTGTCTCCAAACATATCAGTATTTTCTGCCATTATCTTCCTTTAATATCCAAATTCTGTGTCTATAGGCCGATAAGCCTGTTCTAATCTAAAATTTCTCATTCTATTAATTGGATCATTGATTCTAGGCCGTGACATAATTAAATATCTTAGCGCATCGTAAGCATGATCAGGTGCGTGTGTATTTACATCTTCAGGTCTTGTTTTATCCATTGGAATACTTTGTAATTCTTTTATCAAGTTTGGACAAGTATGAAATATCTGCATCTTTGGTCTTCCGCTTGGTTGAATCTTTAAGTATTCGTGTATTTGAATCTTTCCTTGTATTCTATTTTTATCAGCCCTTCGCAATTTATGACCTGAACGAACTAGCGTTTCACCTACTGTTGGGCCTGTTGTTCCTGTTCTTGCCCAAGCTGCTGTGTCTAGTACTCCTGGTACAGCGAAAGGATCGGCTATTTCCATTTCTGTAATAACTTGACCTAAGTCCTGACCTGTTAAATTCTTTTGATATAACTCTCTGTAAACTACTAATGTTCCGTCTGTTGAATCAACCGCTGCCCATATACATGCGCTTTCTGATGCGTATCCGTAGTCAATTCCTTTTACTCTTTCCCAAGAAATTGGAATTTCAAAAGGAGGTATAACGTGTGCAGTAGTATCAAACTCTGAAAAAGCTGCTCCTTCTGTTATATCCCAATTACCTTCTAATAACTGTCTGCGCTGTACAGGAGGAAGTGCTTTTAGCATCTCCTCGTACCTTCCATCTTCTGAAAGATACGGATTGTCGTCTAGTCTAGCAGGAATAAATCGTCTTGTAAGACCATCATCTCCTTTAAAAGACTCTCCTGGCTCATTTGGGTCAACATATCTTTTCTTAACCCACTGTGCGCCAACGCCTCCAGGGTTAGCTGTGCAGCGAAGATAAGGTTCGATTGTTGGATCTGTTGTACGAAGCCTTGAAGCTAAGTAATTCCATCCAAACTCTGTAGGTAAATGAGTTATTTCATCAAAACCTATCCAACTATATGCCTGTCCTTGATAACGATATACATCTGCATCTCTTTCAAGGAAGCCAAACTCTATCTTTGCTCCACTAGGGAAATTCCAAAGCTTCTCTACTTCTCTAAACTTACATCCAGGAAAGGCCCGTGGGTATAATTCTCTGGATTTATCTATTAACTCTCTTAATTCAGGCATTGATCGTCTAAGTATCAACGCTCTGTGTGCTGCACGATGGCAGAACCTTAACGGATCTACCAACATTGCATAAGACTTTCCTCCTCCGGCTGCTCCACCATACAAAACATCTCTTTCTGGTGCAGCTAGAAACTCTGTTTGCGGCCCCTCATTCGGTGCGAAGATAACATTACTTTCGTATACTTGTTGTTTGACTGTTTCGGGTAAGTGTTTTTCAATGTCTTCTTTGGTAATGATCTTTCCACCAACAGTTTCTTTAGAGGCTGGCTCATCCAGCTTTCCTTGTATTTTCCGTTGCTTTCTGATCCCTTCTTTTGCATTTTTTAACTTAACCTCAATCTTCTCTGCTCGTTTTTCTTTAGATCTTAATGAGCGTCTAGCATTTCTTTTTGCTATTGTATCCGAATGATAACTGTAATTAGCAGATTTAGTTCCTTTTCTACGTCCTACTTTCTTTTTAGGGGTTCCATCCAGCTTTAAAACAAACTCACCCTTCTCGTCTGTCTGATAATATTCTGGATTGATGTCCCATTCGTTCTTTAGAGTTTCTTTTCCCATAATTTATATCTATATGCTTCTGCAATCCTCTTCCTGATAAGGGCCTTCCGGTTTTATATTGTAACCATTCGGCTCCTTCTCTAGGATTAATGGAATTTACAAGTACAGAATTTACAACATTCTGGAAAACTTTCAGATGTTCTTCATTCGGTATAACATAATCCGAATTATTCTCATCTATATCATAACCAAACGGAACAGAGCCTGCTCCACGCTTCTTACGCATAGCCTAAAGATTCAGCCTCTGCCTCTACGATAATATGATTATCTGCTTCTTTAGCAGGCAATATAAAGATACCGCCGTCTGAGGTATGATTAACACTCACTCGATCCGTTTTTCCTAGTCCTATTCGGTCTAGAATTGTTTGTGCAGCTTGTAAACGTATGTTAGCTTGTGGTATAGGATCTTCAGAATCCATCACATGCACTAGTTTAATCGCTGCTTTAGGTGCAGACTGAGCAAGAATATGAGAGGCTAAGTCTATCATTTCTTCTTTAAGTGATTTAATAACTTGAGAATAGCTGCCTTCGGCATATCCTGCTAACTCTGCTGCCTTTTTAGGGTCACCTCCAGTATTTACCAGGTTATCTAAGAAGCTTTGTTGCTTTTCAGATAGCTTTCTTTTTCTATTTGCCTGGGGCTGTGCTGAAAGTTGCGATAAATACTTTGAATTTGTATTGGTTTCTTCATTCATAACTACCTATTATAGGGCTTAATATTGGATTTGTCAAGTGTTTTTTAAAATATATGAAAATAAGTGTTAAAAATCTTGACAAAATGCGAATCTGACTGTATACTAGAGTAACAGGGCCGAAGGGTTTAGCGTATTATAATGCTTTAAAAGCTTTATAATGCTTTAAAAGCTTTAAAAGCTTTTACCAACAAAGCACCCATTGATCGTCTAAGGATCAACGCTCTTAAAAATAATAATAATCTATTTATCTTGTCAAGCATTGTAATGGGATGGGGCCGATCCAATGGTTCCAAAGTTAAAATGCTTTGAAATGTACGCTATTGTGTTTATATAGGGGAGGGGGCACCGTGGCCTCTTGCCTACCCCCTTGCTTGCCAACGCTTCCCAAACTTTTCAACGCTTTCCAAGCTTTCCCCACTAGATTAACAATATTAAAATGATTCCAAAGTGTAGCGCGCTTTAAATGAGTCTAATTCTTATTTGTATTTACATTTGAAACATTGAAAGCTTTGCAAAGTTTGCGCAAGTGTGAGCGTAAATAGTTCCAAAGATTTTAAAAGACTTAAAAAGTGTTAAAAAGTTATTTTATCCTTTTAAATTTTCCAAGCTTTTCAATGCTTTACAAATAATTACAAGCATAATAAATATATTCCTCAATTAATAAGCTTTATATGTTGACAAGCTTTGCAACGTCTGTATGCTGGTTAGCAAGTTAAATACATATCCAAGGGCTAACGATAATGAGAACTACCAAAAGAATGAGAATGAGAGCAAGAAGGAAAATCTGGTCAGTAATGACGGGGACACTTTTAACAATACAAGTTTCTGGTATTTTTATTGCGCTATTATTAATGAGTTCTGGAATAATGACCGAACAACAAGCCGAACAAACTTTGATCATTCCTTCCTTTTTATTGTCACCACTCGCAGGAATGTGCTTACTATTTTCACAAGATAAATAAGAGGAAACTAAAACAATGTTAGGTTTATTATTTGTCATGCTTACGGTTTTTTGTACAACTATATTCATAGCGGCTATAATTGTTACAGGTTGGAGTTTTTTACAAGCTGTTAAATTTTTGATAAGAGGAAATTAATACAATGTTAAAACTTAGCAAAGCTGGAAAGATGCCGTGTAGATCGTGGAGTTTGCAAGCTATAGAAACTTGTCCAGCATCTAAAGACTCGAATGGTGAGTTGGTTGATGCTTGTAAAGGATGCTACGCAACTACAGGCAACTACAGATTCCCGAATGTGAAAGCACCGCGCATTCATAATAAGGATGATTGGAAGCGTGACGAGTGGGCGTCAGATATGATTGCAGAGTTAGACAATGACAGATATTTCAGGTGGTTCGACAGTGGAGACATGTACGCACTAGGATTAGCTCAAAAAATATATGAAGTTTGCAAAGCTACGCCGTGGACTAGGCATTGGATACCGACAAGAATGCACAAGTTTCCGAAGTTTGCAAAGATCCTGGCAAAGCTTAACGCGCTGCCAAATGTAGTG